GCCAACGTCCCGCACATTTATCAGCAGGATATAGATGATATGTCGAAGTCGCTAAGCCCTCACCAGCTCGATGCCCGCCGGTATGGCAAGCCGAGCCTGGGCGCTGGCGCGATCTATCCGATCCCGGAAGAAGACTTCTTGTGTGAGCCCTTCCAAGTGCCCGCCTGGTACCACCGATTGTACGGGCTGGACGTTGGCTGGAAAAAAACGGCAGCAATCTGGCTCGCTCACGACCGCGACACCGATATCGTTTATGCGTACTCCGAGCACTATCGGGGCCAGGCCGAGCCGACAGTCCATGCAAAGGGCATCCGGCTTCGCGGCGACTGGATCCCGGGCGTTATCGACTACGCGGGCACGAATCAAAGCGACGGAAAGCGTGTTATGCGCTTGTACGAAGACGAGGGTCTGATCCTTCACAAGGCAAACAAAGCGGTTGAAGCCGGTTTGCTGGCTGTTCAAGACCGTCTCTCGACGGGGCGATTAAAGATCTTCAGCACGTTACAGCACACCCTGGGCGAGATTCGCTTGTACCGGCGCGACGAAAAAGGCCGGATTGTGAAAGAGAACGATCACTTAATGGACGCTCTACGCTACGCCGTTATGAAAATTGAGCTGGCAATGACACGACCCGTTAAACGCACCATGGTCGCGAACCAGCCCGGCGACACCACGGCAGGATACTGATATGAAGAATGAGCCTATGGCGCCTGAGCAGATTGAGGAAATGACCGAGGAAGAACTGCAGGATCAGCAGACCCGGCGTGAAGAAGACCTGAACATGCTGGGCAGTAAGCTAAACCGACTTGCGCAAGAGCAGGTGGCTGCACGGTCAATGATCGAAACGCGCTGGCTTGACGATCTGCGACAGTATCACGGCGAGTACGCTGCAGACGAAATCACCAGGATGATTAAGAAGCAGTCTTCCCAGGTGTTCGTCAACATCACCCGGAACAAGACCCGGGCAGGCATTGCGCGCATGAGCGATATGCTCTTGCCGAATGACGATACCAACTTCGGGGTAAGCAGCACACCGATCCCGGCTATGTCTGCAACCAATTCAGACCCGATGCAGGCGGATATGCAGCAGGGCATGCCGCCAGGTATGCCGCAAGGCCAGGCCATGGCACCGGATCCGGACCAGGAGCAGGCGGATCCCCAGGATCCCCAAGATCCCCAAGATCCCCAAGATCTGGCAAAAGAGCGAGCCGGCGATGCTGCGCGGGCTATGCAGCAGCAGATCGAGGATGATTTTGCCGAGGCAGGCTATAACGCCCACACCCGGGACGTGATCGAGGACGCTTGCAAGCTGGGCACTGGCATCCTCAAGGGGCCAACCGTCGTCAATCGCACTCGTCGCGCCTGGATCACTGATCCGCAGACGGGACAGAGCACGATGGAGGTGAAGCAGGAGCTCCGTGCAGGCCTTGAGCGTGTCGATCCGTGGGATATCTTCCCGGATATGTCGGCACGAAACGCAAAGGAAGCCGAATTCTGGTTTGAGCGCCAGCTGATGAACCGCAAGCAGCTGCGAGATCTTGCCGACTTGCCCGGAGTCATGCTGAACCAACTCCGTTTGGCGCTGCAAAGCAACGAACAGGGACAGATTGCTAAAGACCGACGCGCCGAGCTGCGAGCGATTACCGGCGTGGACACGGTTACCAACGATAAAAAGTTTGAGCTGTGGGAATACTGGGGGCCGCTGGACAAGGACGAGCTGATCGCCTGTGGCTGCGAAGATATCGACGAGGATCCGCTGGTCGAATACACGGGCTGCGTTTTGATGGTCAACGGCTACGTTATCAAAGCCGCGATGAACCCGCTTGAGACAGACGATCTGCCTTACAGCATCTTCAACTGGGAGCAGGACGATAGCAGCATCTTCGGTTTCGGCATTCCGTATCTGATGCGCCAGCCTCAGAAGGTCGTCAACGCTTCTTGGCGGATGATGATGGACAACGCCGGTATGTCAGCGGGCCCCCAGGTCGTTATGAAAAAGCGCGGGATCGAGCCGGAGGACGGCGAATGGTCGCTAAAGCCCAACAAGCTGTGGCTCGATACGGGCGATGAACCCGTAGGCTCTGCGTTCCAGGTGTACCAGATCAACAACAACCAGGCCGATCTGTTCGCCATCTTTGAGTCTGCCCAGCAGCTGGCCGACACAGAAACCAATTTGCCGATCCTGCTCCAGGGCGAGGGCATGGGCAGCGGTGCCGGGGCAAAGACCTTCGGCGGCATGCAGATGCTGATGAACAACTCAAACATCGTGCTCCGATCGGCAACGAAGAACTTCGACGACGGCGTGACGACTACCATCGTTAAGCGCTTCTACGACTACCACATGATGTACACCGATCGCCCGGAGATTAAGGGCGACTTCGATATTGTAGCCAAAGGCACCTCAGTCCTGATTGCCCGGGAGGAGCAGCAGGAAAAGCTGATGATGCTGTCCCAGGTAGCGGCGCAGAACCCTGTGTTTTCAAAGCTGACGAAGTGGAACGGCCTGTATCGCGAGATCCTGAGAACGCTGCAGGTGCCCGTCGACAGCGTGGCGTACACCGACGAGGAGCTTGAACAGAAAGCCGAGAGCGAGCAGGAAGGGCCACCGCCGGAAGTGCAGATCAAGATGAAGGAGCTGCAGCTGCGCGAGAAAGAGCTGGAGCTGAAATCACAGCAGCAGCAGTTTGAACAGCAGTACAAAGCTGCCGAATTGCAGACCCGGCAAGAAAAGGACCGCATGGAGCTCGCCTATAAAGAAGGCATCACCATGGCAGAGCTGGAGGCCAAGGTCGGCATGCACTCCGAGAAACTGGAGGCTGAAATGCAAAAAGTGGCGGCAGAGCTTTCGACAAAGCGGGACGCGGAAGCCGCCAGGCTAGCAGACAGTCAAAACGAGCGCTCAGCGCGCCGTGAAAACATGGCACAAGGTTTCGATTCGTATGGATAAAATTGAACTGCACTCCGACACCTGGCGAGCAACCAGCGAATGGCTTCAGCGCAGACGGGAAAATGCCATCATTTCGCTAATCAACGGCACCCGCACTGACGACAAGCTACGCGGAAAGATTGAGCTCATTGACGATCTGATCGCTTTTGCAAAGAACCAGGACGAGATCCGGATAAACCCGGAGATCGAGAACCTGGGATCTGGCGACTACTGACCTGAATAACCCTCAGAGGAAGAACACTATGAACCGAAACGAACAGGCCGTGGAGCAGGAAATGCAGGACAAGGGGCTGAACGCGCCTCGCCTGACACCGGGCGCCATCGATCATACCGTCGTAGGCTGCCAGTACCACGTATTCCCCGGTACCACCGTGACCGTGGCCTGCCTGCAGCTGCGAAACGGCTTTACGGTCATTGGCGAGTCAGCCTGTGCGGACCCGGCCAACTTCAATGAAGATATGGGGCGCAAGATCGCTTACGACAACGCCCGCAACAAGATCTGGCAGCTGGAGGGCTATTTGCTACGCCAGTTTCTGAGTGAGAAAGAAGCTATCAGCCGGGGCTAATCCCCCGACCTGCCCACCAGGGCACAACCCAGCCGTTCGGGAGAACCGCTAAATGACGAACCAGCCGCTTAACAAGCCGCAGGATGATGAAGCCATCACCAGCGATCAAGACGACAGCGAGTTTGAGGATGCTTTCAAAGAGTTCTCAGGAAAATCCGCAGGCGTGGAAGATCGCGACGAGTACCACATCGACAGAGAGCAGATCCGCAAAGACCAGGAAGGCGATCTGGAAAGCGGCACAGAGCCTGGTGATCGTGATACGGACGACATTTCCGAGAAGCTGAAAACCCTGGAGGCCGAAAACGAGAAGCTACGGCACTCCGATGCTTCCCAGCGCGGGCGCCTTGGCGCCTATCAGCGCCGGATCAATGAGCTTGAGAGTGCAACGCAACAGATCCAGTCGGACAAACCGACGGACAATAACACCGGAAAGCCTCAGATCGAGGACCAGCAGCGCCAGGAACTGGCGGAATCCATGGATATGCAGGACTGGGAGGAGTTCAAAGAGGACTTTCCGGATATGGCGCGAGCCTTTGAGTCTCGTCTGAAAGCGGACGATGCCAGGCAAGCGCAGATGAAGCAGGAGCTCGATGAATTGCGAGCGTCTGTGCAGCCCATACAGCAGCAGGCCCATGAACAACAACTTCAGTCAGAGTATGCCCGTCTCGAAGACCGGCATGAAGACTGGCGAGAAGTGGTAAATGCGCCCGAGTTTGATAAATGGCTGCAGTCTCAAAACCAGTCAATCCGTGCCCTTGCAGATTCAACCAGCGCCGACGATGCGTCCGCGTTGTTAGATTTCTACAAAAACGTGCGGCCACCTGGTGAAGGAGACAATCGTGCGAAAGAGCACGAAAAACGCCAGAACCGTCTAGCCAACGCGCAAACGGTCAGCCGACGAGGAACGGCGACCCGGGGCGCAGCGCCTGACGATTTTGAGGCGGCCTTTGATTATTACGCCGAGAAAAAATCCCGGCGACGCTAATACCACCTTTTGCTAAACCTTCGATTGGAGTAACACCATGCTTACCTCTTACGGTGACATCAGCCAGCGTACTGCTGGCTGGGCCGCAAACGAAATGCTAGATCACGCAGAGCCGATCCTAGTTCTGTCCAAGTTCGGTCAGTCTAAGCCGCTGCCCAAGAACAAAGCCGACACGGTAAAGTTCCGCCGTCCGGTACCGTTCGCGAACATCACTGTCCCGCTTTCTGAGGGCGTCACGCCGTCCAGTCAGCAGATGGCTTACGAAGACGTGACCGTTCAGATCAAGCAGTGGGGCGCCTGGACCGAGATCTCGGACTACGTGAACGACATGTCCGAGGATCCTGTCCTGGCCGATGCGTCCATGCTGTGCGGCGAGCAAGCGGCAGAGACAGTGGAGTATCAGACCTGGGGCGCGATCCGTGCCGGTACCAACGTGTTTTACGCCAACGGCACAACCCGGACAGGCGTAGACAGCGTTTACACCCTGGCCAAGCAGCGCGCTGTTACCCGCTCGCTCAAGGCTAACCGGGCCAAGAAAGTGACCAGCATGGTCGCCAGCACCACCAACTACGGCACCGAGCAAGTGGACGCTGCGTTCATTGGCTTCGCGCACACGGACCTGGAAGCGGACATTCGCGATATGCCCAACTTCACGCCGTGCGAGAAGTACGGAAGCATGAAAGCGCTGCCGTACGAGATCGGCAAGGTTGAGGACGTGCGCTATATCCTCTCCCCTGTGCTAGATAGCTTCGCGGATGCAGGCGGCACAGCGTCCACCAATGGCGTGGTATCCACCACCGGTACCAGTGCAGACGTTTATCCCATCGTGATTGTGGGTAAAGAGTCTTACGGCCTGATCCCGCTCAAAGGTGCGGGCGCTATCACTCCGAAAGTGTTGAACCCTGACACCCCGCGTGGCGGCGATCCGCTGGGCCAGCGTGGCTCTGTGGGCTGGAAAGCCTACTACGTGTGCAAGGTTCTCAACGAGGGCTGGATGGCGCGGGCAGAAGTCGCAGCCTCCGCGCTGTAATCGGGCTGGAAACGCAGCCTTAAACCGGAAGCCCTGGCCTAGCGCCGGGGCTTTTTTATAAGCAACACTGAAAGGTACCGCTATGAGCGAAATCAACACCGATGCAATGGATCGTGATGAACTGGAGGCGACCGCTGCAGACCTGGGCGTAACCTTTGCATCCAACATTGGCGATGCGAATTTGCGCAAGAAGATCAACCAGGCACTGGGCCAAACGGCACCAGAGATGGAATCCGGGCCCGCAGAGCAACCATTCGACGTGCCCAATCCCGAGAAAGAAAAGCAATTTGAAATCCGGATTGCCAAGCACGAACAGGACAAGCAACCCGTCCAGGGCGGCGTGAACGGCAAGAGCTTTGTGATCGAGCGCGGCAAGTCCGTTATTGTGGCGGCATCCGTTGTTGAGGCGCTAAACAACGCGGTTCAGTGGCATTTCGATCCCGAAACGCTAGAGCGCACCGACGTTCAGGGCTATCCATTCCAGATCATCCGCGAGGTCTAAGCTATGACCTTTCTGGAGCTCTGCCAGCGGTTGCGTCAGGAGGTAGGAGCCACCGGCTCAGGACCAAACAACACAGCAGGTCAGTCGGGCGAGTACGCTCGCCTGGTGAGCTGGATACGCACAGCCTGGCAAGAGATCCAGAATGACCGTCGTTGGGCGTTTGACTGGGCGAAAGGCGAGGTTGAGTTGAGCGCGGACTTCGCGATCTACGCGTTGCCCGCCGATTTTGACGTGTGGGAAGCCGATACGCTGCGATTTTCCGGGGCGCCGATTGATGTGGTGCCCTGGGGTCAGTTGCGGCAAGTGGGCGGGGATACCTTCACCTGTGTCGCCATAGCGCCAGACAGCACGCTGCACCTGAATGCACTACCGAGCATCGACGGCCCCTTGACGTTCGAGTATTGGCGCACCCCGCAAGAGCTTACCAGCGGCACCGATAGTCCGCGTATGCCCGCGCGATTTCACATGCTCATCGTTTACCGGGCGATGATTCAGTATGCCCTCTACGAAAATGCTCAAGAGGTACTGAGGCAAGCGGGTATCAACGAACGAAGTATCTTTAATCGCCTTATGGTTTCGCAGCTTCCAGTGGTAAGCATGGAGGGGCCTCTGGCATGAACGAGACTAAATACATTGCGCTGGGGGGAGGCATCGACTTAATCACACCGCCGCGGCAGCTGGGTGCTGGTAAATGCTTCTACGGTGTGAACTATGAGTGCCCGGTAACAGGCGGCTATCGCAGGATCGAGGGCTACGACAAGCTGGGCGATACCCTGCCAGGATCTGGCCCGGTATTGGGCGTGGTCACGTTCCAGAGTCAGCATTACGGGATCCGAGGTAATGGCACTGACGCGACACTGTATCGCCTCGATGCGGGCGGATGGGTCAGTGTGGGTACCCTGCCTTCCGGGCGCTACGAGTTTGCCGAGGGCAACTTTCTGGCGACCGAATCCGGGCAGGCCCTGTACATGGTCGGCGGCGGCAAGCCCTACGAGCTGAAGGGCGGCGTCTTGACAGAGATTACCGAAGCCGCCGCTGGCGCAAAATACATCGCAGTCCATAACAACTACCTGTGGCTGGGCTTTTCACAAGGCAGTGTCCAGTATTCTGAGGTGGGCGATCCGCTGGGCTGGGATGGCGCAGCCGGTGCGGGCGAAATTGGCACACAGCAGAAGTTGACAGGATTGCTACCCGGTACGGGTGGCGTACTGCACGTTGCTTGTCGGGACAGCATGCAGGCAATCTATGGCTCCAGCCCTCAGAACTTTGAGCGCCGAATCACGGTGCCTAATTCCAGCGTGAAAGCGTATTCGCTTCAGAGCATGCTTCAGCCCTACTTTGTGGCCGAGCGAGGGATCTCAAACCTGGAGGCAACCCAGCAGTTTGGCGATTTTCGCCAGCTGCAAGCGGGCGCCTCTACCGAGCCACTGTTCACTAAAGACGGATGGGCCAGCCGAATCCAGTGCAGCGGGCTCAGCAAGAGTCGGGCGCAATACCGCGTGTTCATTGACGACGGATCGGGCGTCTATCTAAGCCCCACCGGCACGACCACCGTGAAATTCCCGGACAAGCCCCAGGTTATGCACAGCGGCGAGAAAGCAAGCGGCGAGGAGGTGACGATTTTTGGCGATGATGCGGGCAACGTCTACCGCCTGGGCAACGAAGCGGAGAGTTTCAACGGCGAGCCCATCACCGCCTTTCTGACCCTGGCGTACAACGACCTGAGAAGCCCAGCGGTTCGCAAGCGATTCCGGCGAGTGATATGGGATATCCGCTCTGGCTCCACAGCCAGCGTGACCTTTAAGCCAGATTTTGATTATGGCGGCAGCGCAAGCGCCGAAGCCCTCAGACAGCGCCTGAACTTCCTACTGTCCGGGGGATTGTGGGACGTGGCCAAGTGGGACGACTTCGTTTGGTCCTCGCCAATCATGGGCGAAGAACCGGCAGACGCCACCGGCACAGGTAACTCGATCAACTTTGCGATTCACAGTAACACGGTCAGCGCGCCACACGAGATGCTGGGCTACCAACTGATCTACTCACAACGGAGATTGCGCCGTGCCTAATCAGTATTATGACAACGACCTGGAGGCGCAGCGCTTCCAGCCGGGAACCACCGTGTCGGCAGATGCCGTTGATTCAAAACTGGACGAGATCGCTTCTGGATTTGGGGCTGTCGAGGTTGATACTAACCGGTCTTTGAAGTTCCCAGCCGAGCCAGGCACTAGCCAGGAATTTACCGCTACGGCTCTGGAGAGACGACGCAAGGTTTTGGGCTTTGACGAGAACGGGGATCTGATCGTAACCGCCGGTTTTAACTACCGTGGCAACTGGGCAGCGACCACAACCTATTTCACCAATGACGTGCTGCGAGATCCGGCGACTAAAAACCTTTACGTGGTGGTCAATAAGTTCACCAGTGGTGCAGCGATTGACCTGGAAAACCTGGCGTTAGCGATCAACGTGGAAGACGTGGAGGCCGCTAAGACCCAGGCGCAGACCGCTGCGACCACCGCGACCACAAAGGCGGGGGAGGCATCAGCCAGCGCGCTAAGCGCCAGTGACGATGCAGACGCAACCGCAGCGGATCGAGTGGCGACGGGCCAGGACCGTACAGCGACGGCAGCGGATCGGGTAGCAACAGGCCAGGATCGCTCCGCCGCGTCCATTTCCGAAGCCAGCGCCCTGGTCAGTAAGAACAAGGCGCAGAAGTGGGCCGAGGAAGCAACGGATACGCCCGTCGAGTCCGGGAAGTTTTCGGCCAAACACTGGGCCGAGCAGGCTGAAAATGTTGTTTTGGGTGGCGCTTTTAACGACAGCAGCACCAACAGCACTCAAGGCTGGACCAGCCAGAAGATCCAGAACACGATCAACAGCGCCACCACAA